GGTACTTGACAAACTCAGAGTATTGTGCTATACTGTAGGTACGGTAACAACATGCTAGTCGTACGGAGGACGGGAATGATGCGCTCTGAGTACTGGTCGAGGAACCTGAGGAATCTGAGGAAGCCTAGCAGTACCACTGGGCGGCCGCGGGCTACAGGCGCGGCCGCCCGACTTGGAGGGAATATGATCACCGTCTCCTATCACCCCTGGCAGGTTGCTCACTTCCATGCGCGCGGCCTCTACTTCTGCCGCGTCGATGGTCGGGTCGTTCTCTCTGACGAGCTCGATGGTCAGTGCCTTGAGGATGACGTTCTTCTCTCTTCGATGCGGTTTCTCATGGACACCGATGCCTTCCGCCGCGCGGATGATCTGCCGGTTCGCATTGCCTTCCTCGAGTCGCTTCATGAGTTCCCCGCCGTCTTCGGCGATACCTCGTACGATGTTCTCGTCTTCGACAACCTTGTTCTCGATTTGTACCTCGCCGGGCGGCGCTACTGCCCGGCGCGCGGGCTCTGGCTCCGGGCCGCGCCGAGTGGCTGGGCGCTGACCGGGCCTCCGGGGCGCGTCTGGGGCGCTCTGGTCTGAAAACAAGAGCTCCCGTTCGGCCAGGTACGGCCGAACGGGAGCAGCACACCCGAACAAATGTTCTGCGCGCGCGGCGCGCCTTCCCCCCCGCCCAAAAAACAATCACGGCGGCCCCTAGGCGGGTTGTCAAGGGCGCAGCCGCGTAGCGGGGCGCGAACGGAGTGAGCGCACCCTTGACAACCCGCCGGGCCGCCGTATCCTCTCGCTTGGGCGGGGGGCGGCGCGAAGCGCCGTATGGACGGTCCTACCACATGCTCGGCGCGGAGCGCCGCGGCCGGCAGGCCGCAAGGACGGCCCTACCGCTTCTGGCGCTCGGCGCGCAGCGCCGCAAGGATGGTCCTACCACATGCTCGGTTCGGCGCGGAGCGCCGCGGCCGGCAGGCCGCAAGGACGGCCCTACCGCTTCTGGCGCTCGGCGCGCAGCGCCGCAATCACAGGAGTTCCTATGGATTTCCCGGTCCTTCTCCCCGTCTCCCTCCCCCTCGCTTTGTCGTTGGTCCTGCTGTCCTTCCTGCTCGACTACCTGGATTGCTAAGGAGGTTTTCCATGCAAGTCTCTGCTTCGGTGCGCCTGGTCGCGTACGGTCGTGTTCTCGACGTTCGTGAGTTCGTCTCTCGTGCTGGCCGTCACATGCGTGTGCTCTCGCTGCTCGTCCACGAACACGTGTCGGTTGATGGCGAGATCTCCGCTGATCCCGTTCGGCTCTATCCGCTCCCCATTGATCTCGTCCTTCCTGACGGGGTTACTGACGCTTACCCCGTCGGGTCTGAGGTGCCGGTGCTGGTGTCTTTCGAACCGGTGGTGATTGACCGGTACCGGCGTGGTTTTCAGCCGGTCCTTCGCCTGGTTCGCTGATCGGAATCAGAACGCCTGCGGTGGGGGCCGCAGGCGTTCGCTGCTATGGTGTCCTACTGGCTTGTATCTCGAGTGTATCACGTTTCCCTGCTCGTGTCTTCATGCCCCATTTCATGCCCCCCCGTCGTTGGTCTCCGACACTCTGTGCGCCCTGCGCCGCGGAGCGGCGCAGGGTGGGGGGAGTACCTATGGATGAGCCTCTGGAGGCCCTACCTTATCTTGGTAATATTACGAGTTATGTTGCCACGGCGTCAGGATGCCCTAAAACGGCCCTGCCTGTGCAATATAATTCCGCCGTTATATCGCAATCTGACTCCGACTCGCTCCTTGAGCGGTATCGCTTGCAGGCCTATGCCCGGGATCTCCTGCCAGTCGAGCGGGTCGCGATGTGTCACCGCATACCCCGCCCGGGCATGGATGTGTCGGTGTTGTATGCGCCGGCCCATCAGTCTTCCCACTACGGCGGGTTGATGGTCTGCGGCTCTGTGTGGCAGTGCCCCGTGTGCGCTGCCAAAATTACGGAGCGCCGTCGGCTCGATCTGGCGCAGGCCGTTGCCACCTGGCAGGCCGGTGGCGGCTATGTCGTCCTGGCCTCGCTCACCCTCTCGCACGATCAGGGTGACAACCTGCGTGACGTGCTGGCCCGCCTCTTGCGCGCCTATCGCCTCCTCCGGGCTTCCCGCTGGTGGCGCGACTGGTCGGCTGCCCTCGGCCTGGCCGGGTACGTTCGCTCGCTGGAGGTGACGTGGGGTGCTGATACTGGCTGGCACCCGCACTATCACCTGCTCTTCTTTGTCCCTGGGCTGCCCCACTATGACCGTTGGGATGCCCTCAAACGCCAGTGGATGTGTGTCGTTGCCGCTGCTGGCGGCTATGCGACGTATGCCGCTGGCTGCGATGTGCGTTACGCCGATGGCGCCGTAGCGCGCTATCTCAGTAAATGGGGAGTTGAGCACGAGATGGCCAAGGGGCCTCTCAAGCTGGGCCGTCAGGGGCGCTATTCCCCCCTGGCCCTCCTGGCCGCGTATGCGGATGGGGATGCTGACGCTGGTCTCCGCTGGCTGCTGTATGCCACGGGCATGCACGGTCAGCGCCAGTTGCTCTGGTCGCGTGGCCTGCGCTCACGTCTCGGCCTGGCCGATGAGCGCTCCGATGAGGACCTTGCTGTTGCGCAGGTGGATGAGGTCGCGGTGGTTCTCGCCTCCCTCACCCCGCGCCAGTGGCGTCTGGTGGTGGCCCAGGGCGCCCGTGGTGATCTCCTCGCGGTCGCCCGTACCGGTGATCCTCGGGTCGTGGAGTCGTTCCTGCTGGATCTTGGGGTCTATGGCTAATTGGGACTCTTTGCCTATTGACAGATCCTTGTGTCGCTTGTATCCTTCGGTCATGCTGCGCTACTGGCCGTACTGGTATTTGCTCCTTGGCCTGGCGCTCCTGCTCTATGGGTGGAGCGTTGCCGGCGCGCAACAGCCCTCCTGTGGTGAGCCCGCTGGATATGAGGTCTGGGCGATGGTTCTGGCCCCCGATGTCACACAGGCTCGTTCCTGGCAGCTTGTTGCTCCGCGGGCCGGTGATGTCTGGCTCGCCCATCAGGTTGCTCCGTCGCGGTCGCTTTCGTATCTTATGGTTACTCGTGCGGGGAATACCGCACTCTATAACGGCTGGGGCGTTCCCTCTACGGTCGCTCCCGACTGGGCTGCGGTTGGGGTTGTTGGCCAGGTCGTGGCTACCGAATCCCTGACCGTGCAGGTTGGCGCATCTGGGCTTGGCTGGTGCCTGGCTCTGCCCTCTCCGCCGGCGCCCTCGCCGACGCCGGTTCCGACGCCGACTCCGGCGCCCTCGCCGTCGCTGGACTCCGGGTCGGTTCCGTACCTGCGCGCGACGTTCTCCGTGCTGCTGTACCTGGCAGCACTGTGGTTGCTCTTCAAGGTCTATGGTGGCCATTGATGGTGGAGGTTCTCCAGGCACTGCTGGCTTTGCTCGCCCTCGGCGTCTCGCTCTCCGTTGCGCTCCGGCTCCTCCGGGCGCTGGTCGGGCTGTTCTGATGGACGCCACTGACGTACTTTATCCTCTTGCAGCGGCTCTCGTGACCTGGCTCGTCGTGGTTCTCGCTCGTATTTTTTTCTAGTCTCGGAGGTACTATGGGGTTCACGGCTCCTGCCATTGGTGATATCCTGGGTGCGGCTCAGGCCCTGTTCAACCCATTTGTTGGGGTGTTGGCCGTCGCCATCGGTGTGGCGCTCGGCACCAAGCTCCTGGCCAACGTTGCGGATCTGTTCCGCTAGGCTGTGATGTGCCCTCCCATTGCCCTGGGTCGGCTGGGTCGGCTGGTTGCGGCGCTGTTTCTCTTGCTGCTGGCTGTCGGTTCCCTTCCTCCCTCCCCTGCCGCTGCCCAGAGCGGTGGGGGAGGCTTCCCCTTCGCGTGGTATTTCCCTACCCCCGGGCCGGTGCCCTCCGGTTCGGTCGCTCTGCCCGCGACTCTCTTTACTCTCGATTACGTGCAGGCCGAGGGCTGGTCGGGAACCTGCTCGGCCTTTGCCGTGCGCCTTTATCTGGATGACGTGCCGGTTGCGACGCTCACCCCCGCCAATTCGCTCTATGATCCCGTTGCGGATGGCTATCCTGCCGGGATCTCGCCGTTTGCCGCTCTCACTGCGGCGGCGGTCCTTACCGATGAGATGGCGTCGTTTAACTGCTCCGGCATCTCGTCGGTGGTGCTGCGCGTCTACCGTGACGATGTGCCGACGATTACGCCCTCGCCGGTGCAGTCTCCTACCCCTACCGGGACGCCCCCGACGCCGACGCCCGTTCTGCCGTCTCCTGCGGAGTGCGGCTTCCCCGACTATGTGCGCGTCGTGCAGTACCGCCCGGGCTCTGGGGAGTTGCCCTCGGCTCCGGTGGAGATCACCGGTGGCCCTGGCACCGTCTGGGCGTCGGGCGGCCCCGCCTACTATTGGGGTGGGGCCGGCTACGTCAACGTCTACGTGCGTGAGGTCTCCACTGATCGTAATCTCGTGGAGATCCGTGATGCCCCTGGCGGGATCGTGGCTCGCCGGGGGCAGTACACGCCGTTCGCGACGACTCCTGCATATGCCTACGGTGGTGCCCCTTTGTGCGTCGGCATCGAGCCAGATGGCCCTACCCCCACTCCTACTCGTACGCCTACGGCAACCGCCACTCCTACCCGCACCCCTCGCCCGACGCAGACGCCGACGCCCGTACCAACGCGGCCTGGCGGGGTCTCCGGCAAGCCTACTCCGACGCCCGTTCCGCGTACTCCTACACCGACTCGTACCCCTCGCCCTACGTTGCAGCCCTGGCCCACGCGGACGGCGACGGGTACGACAACCCTGGCAACCCCTACGACTGCCACAACCGTGACCGCTACGGCTGCTACAACCGTGACGGCGATGGCCACCACAACCGTGACCGCTACCGTCACTGGAACTCCTCCTCCCGGTGCCACCCCTCGGCTGCCGGATGAGGCGCCGGTGGTGTGGACGGTGGCTCCGCTGTCCTTGACGCCGTGGCCGACTGGTGTGCCGGTCGCCGGCACGGCAATCGAGGATGTCCAGGAGTTGCTGGATGCCGCGGCTGGTCTGCTCTCCCCCCGCTCCTATGCCTGTGCCGCGATTCCCGTGTCGCTCGCCGGCACGGGGGGCTGGTTTGAGTTGCCTCTCGCCCAGTTGGTCTATGGCCTCTGTTGGTTCATTGACCTTCTCCAGCCCGTGCTGGTCTGGCTCCGCCCGGTTCTGACGGCCCTGCTCGTTCTGATGGCGGCTGGTGCGCTGGTCAGGATGCTCTCGAATCTGGAGGGCTCGTGATGTGGGACTGGCTTGTTGATCTCCTCTGGCAGATGTGGGTTGGTGCCGCGAACCTGGCGGTTGGGCTCTACAACGGCCTCATTGATTCCATCAATGACGCCTGGGGCTGGTTGATCTCCCCGCTCTACGACACCGCCTGGCTGCGGGATCTCCTGCCTTCGCAGCCCGGGCTGCGCGCGGCGGCGAATGCCCTGGATGCCGCGGCCGGGCCAGTTCAGCTGGTCTGGTGGCTCCTCTCGCAGATTGCCGATGTGCAGATCGTGGCCGTGGTCTGGGCTTCGGTCTTGGCCGTGGCCCTCGTGGTCTGGGTCTATCGCGCGTACATGGCCGTCAAGCGCGCGATTCCCTTGTTGGGGTAGTCATGCTTTATGCGCTGATCGCTGCAACCCTGGCCGTCTCCCTCGCCGGCTGGTATGCCTGGCGCCGCTCCTCCCCGCGGGATGCCGCTGTCTCTGGGTATCTCCTCCGCTACACTCATGAGACCGGCTGGGTGGTTCTCCCGGCCCGGCTAACCGCTGCCGGGATTACGGCCGATCGGGTGACTTACCCCCCTCTCCCCCTCCTCCGGGTTGGGTCGCTCCGCGTCTGGGTGGCCGTGGTGGACTACCCGGCGCTGATTGAACATCTCGCGCTCGAGCGTGCCCGTGAGTCGGCCGCCCTGGCGGAACTCTGGCGTGGTGGCGGTCAGTGGGTGGACTGGCTCCGCATCATTGGCGCGGTCGTACCTGCGGCCGCAGCTATTGCCATCTGGAGCAAGGTGGATGCGCTTGCCGCTGCGGTCTCAGCCTTGCTGGTTGCCCTCGGGGATAAGTGATGGATGATCTCGTCCTTGACGCCCGGGCGACGCTCGCCGCCCAGTTGGCCCGGGCCGTCGTTGGCTACTCCAGTGGCCGGCTTCGTGCCCTGGCCTGGTTGTCGGTCGCGACGCCGGCGCTCTATGAGCGCCTCGGCCCCCTCATTCGTGAGCACGCGGTGCATCAGTCGCCCGGTGCGGGTCGGGCGTTGACGCAGGCGATTAAGGCGCTCTCGCTGGAGGACTACATGCGCCGGAAGGCTGAGGGTGCTTCCCGTGAGTGACTCGCTGCTGCCGTTCGAGCGCCTTGGCCCGGGTGAGTTCGTCTTGTACACGGGCCGGCTCCGCTCGGGCAAGACGCTTGCTGCGGTGCGCCTCGCGACGTTCCTGGCTGCTCGTTCTTCCTGCCAGCTTGCCGCCAATATCCCCGTCACTGGGGGGATCCTTCTCCATACCCTCGAGGATCTCCTGGATCTCCGTGATGCCGTGGTGGTCTGGGACGAGATTCAGGCGTCGCTGGATAGCCGGGAGTATGCGTCGCAGGTTAGCCGGCTCCTGACTCGTGAGCTCATCCTCTTCGGCAAGCGGGGGATTGTGCTCATCGGGACCACCCCGGCCTTCGCCATGGTGGATACCCGGCTGCGCCGTCTGACCTACCACGTGCACCGGACGGTTCGCCGTCTCTCCTGGGCCGGGCAAACCTGGGCGACCTATGACTACTACCGGCACCCGGCCGGGGATGATGTGCTCCGCTACGTTACTAGCTACGCCCTCTGCCATACCCCCTGGTATGGCACCTATGACACCCTTTATGGTCGTGATGCCCACCATGATCTGGTGCTGGTCTCCCGTGCTCCCGCTCCGCCGCGGCGTTGACCCTCTTGCCCCTCACCCTGGCCCTGCCCCCCCGCGGCGCGAACGCAGTGAGCGCCGCGGCGCGATTTTCCGGTAGTTGCACCTGCAACTATCGCAATTGCAACTACTCTGGGTACTTGACGAACACGCCTTACTGTGCTATACTTCCTGTGTGGTCAGTAGCATTGGAGGTGTATGATGTACTACGTCAGGTATGAGTTTTCCGAACTCCGCTCTGCCGCTGAGCACGATTTGCTCCTGGTCGCTTTCCCCACGTCCTACGGGTCCATCTACTCGTTTCTGCCGCCGTCTGATCGTCGCGGCTACGTTCTCGCTTCCGCCGTTCGCCTGCTCGCTGCTTCTCCGGATGTCGCCGATGATGGCGACACCATAGGTATCGCCGTCTGCCACTCCCTCGCTGAGGTCGAGTCTGTCTGGGCAGACACTGACGTCGATGTGTTGGTGTACTCCGCTCCGGGCGGGCTTGTTACCTTGGGCTACCTTGAGGACGGGTATCGCCGTTTGTCTTCCACGGGCGAGTACTATCTGCTCCGCCACTTCTTGACGGATTTCGCCGATTACGAGTGAGGGGGTCCTATGAAACGTCGCGATGATCGCTGGGCCGACGCCGCTCGCGCGTGGGCGGCGCTGGATGATCCCACGGCTCGCCTTGTGCTCACCATCCGGGATGGCATCCCTGATCTGGTTGTGCGGGCCGGCGGCCGGGAGGTTCGCATTTATGCGTCTCCCACTTGGGAAACTGTCGCTGAGGTGATGATCCGGGCGGCCGACGCGCTTGCCCGGGAACGCCGGCGCGGCCTCGCCTAACGGCGCGAACGCAGTGAGCGCCGGCGCAATTCGCAGGGGGTAGTTGCGCCTGCAACTATCCCCAACGAAACTACTCCG